TTCTTTAACATAATTTTGACTATTACTATTATTATACTTTAAGAAATTAATATGCACTTGGTTATTATCCCCAAGGCTTCCAGTTGTAATGATTTTATATTTATGGTCGGGGTCAAGGTCTTTTGGGAAAAATTGGGGCTGATAAGCGTAAGAATTTCCGTAAATATCGTACAATTCTATTTCAGTAAATTCGCTATTTAATAGTTGAAATTCCACATCAAGCGACGGATTCTTTTTATAGTTCCTTAAATTTTCTTGTATGCTTTCATAAGCCAGTAACAAAAGGTTAGGAACTTCATATTCATTAGGTTGAAAATTAAAGAACCCGTCAACCTCAATTAGTAAAGCTTCCATATCAAAAGCGCTGGTGTTAACTGACCCGTTGCCCGTAACAGTCCCGCTTGTTTCACCCGTAACAGTTCCCACAATATCCCCAGAAACTAACTCGGGCGGGTATATAATAGATTCAATGTTGTCAGTACGTTCAAGCCCCGTTCTTTCCATTGTATAGCGCCCGTAATCGTAGTTTTGGTCTATTACATCAAATGAACCGCTTGAAACGTTTGAAATAACACCCGTATGCCCCCAGATATTCGAAGCAGTTGGTTTCCAGTTAATCATTGCCCCAGCTTTTAAATCTGAAAAACTCGGGTCATAAATGACTTGCCACCCATAACTTGCCCAGTCATAGTCACCCCCGATATTGCTTGCGCTCATACCTCTACGCTGGTCGCTTCCGTCTGCTTGTCTTCCGTTTCCGTTTGGGTTTGGGGTGTTAATCCCGCCCCCGATATTGCAACCGCCTAATAACTCAGAATATAAAGCCACTAGCCCGTAACATTCACCAGAACCTACGCTTGTGCCTACTTTTGACTTGATAACGTTTAGCGCTTCAAGTGTCTTTTTAGCTTCTGTCATTGTTTAACTTCCCTTTCTTAATTCGTCCTCAACCGTTGAGAGCCAATTTTCAGCCCCAGCGATTCGCTCAGCTTCCTTATAGCCTACGCCTTCCCAATTATACATGAAATCGCTTGCATTATCCCCAGCACTTGCGCTTGATTTTGCGATTCGTTGGAAAGTTTCTGACCTGGTTTCTTCATTCATGAAATTGAATTGAAGGCTAAAATCCCAAACCGATTTTCCTTTTTCTTTGGCGTAGTTGATAAGGGCTTCACATCTTGGACCCGTCCATTGTCCGATTCCCATTCCTATCCAATGGTTACCGTCTGACCCTCTATACCCTTTTTCATTTAATGAAATGGTGTATAGACCAGCAAAAGCGCCCCAGCTTCCTAAAAGGTTTTCAGCGGTTGGAAGAGCTGCCATTTTATCGTATTCGTAGCCCGTTGCATAATCTGCTTCATATTTCTTAGCGGTCACGTTGCTTTCAGCAGAAAAATTCCCGATGATGCCAGCGATACCCGTAGCGGTTGCATCTGGTACAAGTTTTTTAATCAACCTTGTTACTAAGCGCACTCGATTTTCTTCGGTTGAAATATCCTCGCTATCTTCGGTTAGTGAACTACCGCCCCCGCTTCCACTTGCGCTGGTTGGTCGATAATTTCTACTATTTTTAGAACCGATTTCTTGAACCGTTGCGGTGATATTGGTTAAGATTTCAATATATTTCTTTCCGTCTTCTTCTTTCTCACGGTATTTGATTCCGATATCACGGGAAAGATACATATTAATAATCTGGTTTACGGTTGTACCGCTATTTTCTTTAAGACCGAATAAATGACGGTATAAGTTAGCCAGATAAAAGGAAGGATATTTCTTTCCGTATAAAATAAAAGGCTTCGTCGTACCCGTTTTCAAGTCAACGGGGATAAAGAAATATTTAAAAGATTTTTGCATACCTGAAAAGGTCATATTGTTTGGGCGCTTGGTCTTGGTTGTTAGATTTATGGTTGGTTTAGCAACTACTACAAGCCATTCTGTCTTAATGCCTACTTGTCCAGCTTTTGCGGGGAACTTCGTTCCAGCTTGGAAGCCTTGGACACTATCCCTTAAATTTTCGATTGAGTTTTTCAAGGTTTCTTGTTCAATCTGTCCGATAACTTGCCCCGCCTTTAGTTCTTGCTGGTAGGTATTCCAGACATCAATTTCATAAATTAATTCAGTTGTACCCTCGTTTTGATAGATACAGTCGAAGATAAAAGCGTAATAAGTTCGCCCGTTATTGATAAAGCGCATATAAGTCGCTTTTTCAAATTCTTCAACCCGTCCAGAAACATAAATAGACCCGTTACGCTCAATATATTGAAAATCGTCCCGTTTGTAAATTAAGTCAATATGCTTGTTTGGTTTTGTGAAGAAGTCTTCCATAGCACCCAGCGTTTCAAAATTGATAACATTTGCATAATCATTTTTGAAAGGTGACTTGGTATAAACCCAGATTCTAGTTTTTTCTTTCATTTTTTACCTCTAAAATAAAGGGAAGGGATAACCCTTCCCGTTTTTTAATCAGTTCCCATTTTCCCTTGTCCTAGCCATTTGCCAGCTTTTCGGATTTTATGGTTTGCAGAACCTTCTTTATTGATAGCATTGAAAGGTTGGTTGCTTTTGTCTTGCCAGCTTCCAGACCTATGCTTAAAGAAACCACTTGCACGATTCAAGCTTTTAAACACTCCACCTTTACGGATTGCCCACGGTTTAATGGATTTTTTGAAATTATTATATAGGAAAATACCCACATAAAAATTATTGTTATCAAATTCACCATTTGGGTAAGTAACGTTAATATTTAACGCACTAGCACTAGAGCGTTCTTCGGGTAAAACGGTAACAGTAAACTCTTGAACCGCTTCGGTATTCTTAATCACTTCATCAGTTGTAAGCCCGTTAAAAGTCCAAATAGTTTTCCCATTTACTTTTATATCATAGTTAACACGATAACCAGCATTATTTGAAACACGTTTAGACCACCAGAATAAAGCCTTTACCCTTATTTTAGCGGTGATAGAATTATCGGGGTTTGTCCGTTGTTCGATAACTTCCACGGATTGCCCCCAAAAACGCATACTTGCCCAGATTGACGGGTCATTATGCCCATATTGAATGTAAGTAGTGTTTCCGTTAGTCATATAACCGTAATCAGTATCAGACCTTGAAAAGTGCCAAGCGTTCGCATAAGCTTCCGTCCAAGCGGGAACACCCGTTCCAAAATTTTCTATGTTGGCATTTGTGCTTGTTGAAAATCTTAATTCTAAAGCCATTAAATACCACCCGCCAAGTCATTTTCAGATTGTCCGCTATTTGTACGGATAAAGCTTTCCCCGTCTGGTGTGCCACCAAAAATATTAATGTTACCAGTCGCAAGGTTGCGCCCGTCTTTAAAGTTACCTTTAAGACCACCAGACCACGCACCAGAATTTTCAAGGTTTGAAATAATCTTTGTCAACGTATCTTTTAAATCGTTGTTTTTGTTGGCTTGGTCTTGGATTTGTTTTGTAAGGTCTTCTTTATCCTTTTGTCTTGCTTGTTTTTCTTGTTCCAACTTTTCTTTAAGATTGTTGATTTCTTGGATTCGCTCTTGTTTTTCCGTTTCAAATTTTTCATTAATACGGTTTTCAAGGGCTTGTAAATCATGCTTAACTTTTTCTTTTAAAAGTTTTATTTGTTCATCAATATAAGGCTTGATAACACGATTATAATATTTTGTCGCTTTATCATTGAACCAGTTATCAGCTTCTTCACTTGCCATGTATCGCTTAATTAAAAACGGGACAAGGTTTTCAAGCAATTCTGTAATAGCATTTTTAAAGTCTTCGAACTCGCTTTCAAGTGCCACAAAATCATCTAATAATTGTTTAAAGGCTCGTTGAAGCCATGCAATTAATTCATAAATAGAATTGGCATTATCAAAGCTTGTCGGCAATTCGGGGATAAGTCCCCAGCGTTCAATCCAATAAGAAGAGTAACGCCCACGATAATTTTTAAAAAATTCTTCTTTAAATTCTTCGGGATTCATGATTTAACTCCTTTATAACGGTTGGGAAACATTTCCAGTTGTAGTATGTGAATCATAAGTGCCATCTAGTGAATTGATAGAAAGTGAAGGCGCTTCAAGTAAATCACCAAAAATTACACCTTTTATAGTTAAATCATTTATAGGTTCTTTAAAGTGTATTTCTAATGAAGTAACATCTCTAGAGATATTAAAATTGGTATAAACACCATCTTCAATCCTAATAAATTCACCCGTACCAGTAGGCATTGACAAAGTGATTATATTTGAAGTGATATCTTTATAATATACAATACTAATATATGCTATTGAATCATCTGCCCTAGTTTGTAATTCTAAAGAAGCGTTATTGATATCCGCTACCTTATTTAAAGTAAATACATGAGGTAACATAGCCACTACTTCATCTTTTACCTCTTTTGTTTTTGTGCTTACTAGTTCTTTTACCTTGCTATCGTTAAGTGTTAGCGTATCGCCCGCCTTGTCAACCGTTACCAGTTCCCCACCGTTAAGCGTAAGCGTTGAAGCTGGTGAACCCGTTCCGCTTCCTAGTTCTTTCTTTAAAGCTTCGGTTTTGCTTTCCACAAACTCTTTCACCTTGCTATCATTAAGAGTAAGGGTATTTTCAGTTTTTTCAACTGTTACCAGTTCCCCGCTTGTCAATGGAAACTCTCTTAAATCTTGCGCAAGGTTTACGCTCTTTTGCTCGTCTGGTACGCTTCCACTTGTTGAAGTGGTTGCTTGAATGAAAGGAACACTAGAACTTACATTATTTAACTTGTCCTTATCAGCGTTTAGCTTTAAGTCCATATCGTAATTTTTATCAAGGTCTAAATCTGCTAAGGATTCTTTACCCTTGATTGTTACTGATTGGATGCCTTGCGGGAATCGTTTCTGAAATGTAATAATGGAACTAATCGCCCGTACTAGTTTTGTTGATTTAACCATGTTCTTTTACCTCGTTATTTTCATAAATTTGAATGGAAGACCCATATAGTTTTTTTAATTCGTAGAAATATAAGATACAGTCTTCAAGTAGTTTCTTTTTCTCTTTTGTCAAACCCTTCTTATTAAATACTAGCAAGGTCAATCCATGCACCCGCTTAGTTTTTTCAAGGTGTTTGGTAAAGAAAAGCTTCATCATGTCTAAAGCAGTTGAAACACGGGCGCAAGGCTCATTATTTTCTAATGAATGCCCCGTGCATTCAACGGTAAACTGATTTTCTGTTTCAGATAGTGAAATTTTTATCATAATGTTTCATGCCCTCTTTCTGCGGTCATTAATAGCCTTTTCTCACCCTTAAAGTTGTTTGTTACCACAATTTTAAAGCTAGACCAGTCTATTAATAGATTGTTGCGCCTTGTTTCATCAAGGCTTGTAATTTCTGCTTGATAGTTAGGTGTGACAATGACCCCATTGTCCCAATGTGTTAATTGGTTGATAAGGGGAACACTTGAAAAGTAATTATTATCATCAATCACCCGCCCGAAACCTTTAAGTCTTGTTTTTGAAACAAGCTTATCATAAGAATAATAAGCGCCCACGATTTTAAAGCGAATATATAGAAGGGCATTCGCTTCAAGGGGTTTTGTAGTCTTTTCAATACCCCAGCTTGCGCCCTCGTTACTCTTAAAGTGATAACTGATAGGCTTCAACTTAATGAAAAGGTTGTTTAAATCGCCTAAGCGTTTACTATCTTTCTTGATATAGTAAAGACCGTCTTTATCTGGTTGAAATTCGCCCAGATTGTAAAGTGTTAGTTCTTCCAGCATACTGTCATATTTTAGTATCTTGGAAGCGGATAAATCCTTCATGGTGTAACTCCTTTCTATTAAAAGACTTGTAAGAATAGCTTATCACAAATATTGAAAATCTGAAATTGTAAATCAGTAAGAGAAGCATTATTCTGCAAGCGGTCAGCAAGGCTAGACCCAGACCAACCCGAAACGTTGCTGGTACTATCAGCGTTATTTTTCTGGTGATTTTCTACAAGGTTGTTAGCGTATTCAATAACCCCGTATTTTTCAGTAAATAAAACTTCTTTTCGTTCTTGGGGTCTTGTTTCAACGATTTGAAGGGCTTGCCCGTCCCCTTTTTGATTGCCCACCGTGTCAATATTCATTGACTTGTTGAGTTCTTCAACCGTTTTAGTTCTTAAATCTGACAAGTGCTTAAACAAGTTAAAACATTCATTGTTGAAGGTTTCTTCAAGGGCAATTTGAAAGCGGGCAAAAGTTTCAAGACCAATTTCACGATTATAAAAATGCTTGCAAAATTCTTTCTTAAAGTCATCATTGACAAAAGGGTTTAAGTACATATCCTTAAATAATTCGTTATAGGTCTGGTCTATAATCTTGTTATAATGAAGAAAATTTCCGTCTTCATCAAGTGCCAACCCGTCCAGTTTATTGGTAACGGGGTTTCTATACCGTGATTTAAGAAAGCGCTCAATGGTTGTAGTAGTATGATTTTGTGTCATTGGTAAACCTTTCTAATCGGGGTCAATCGTTTGAACGCCTTCACTTTCCAAGTCAAGCGCCACGCTATCAAGGTTGAATTGTTGGATAGTTTCAGCGGGTTTCACGTTGATATTTAAGCCATAACAAGCATTAATCAATTCAACCGCTTTCCGTCTTGACTTCCAACCAACTTCGATATTTGCAGAAATAACGCCATTGTTTGAAATCGCTTCGGAAACCACTAAGCGCTCTTTCTTGTCGCTTGGATTGTTGTTTATCCCGATAAACGTAAGAAGCTGGTTCATAACCCTTAACTTTTCATCATGAAGCTTGTCTAAAAGGTAAGGGGCATCTGTTCGATAGACTTGTAAATAGTCAGAAAGTTGTTTGAAACTGTCTTGCCCGTCCTTGTCCTTTTGCTTGTTCAAATAAACCACGGGTTCAAAGCTTGAAATTTTATTGAAAATATTTTTAAGAGAAAGCACGCTTTTTTCATCAACTAAAACAAAAAACGGTGTGATTTGGGCATTTCTGTTTAATTGGATTGTCATTTCAATATCTGCCAGCTTTTCACAAAATAGCGTAATATAAGAGATATAAGGTTCATAAAAATTATTGTTCGGGATAACGATACAAGGGCGCTTGCCTTTTGTATTTTTCAATAGTTCAAATTCTGCCTTATTGTAAGCGATATTTCTATCTTTAAAACGGGTATTAGATGAAGCGTTCACGGGGATATAAGCCAAAGGCAAGTCATAATAGTTAAGCTTTTGCCCTCTTGTCCCACCTTGAAGAATGTATCCTAGTTCATCATCTTCAAAAAATGCAACGTGTCCATTTTCAATTAATTTTCTTTCAAGAAAAATTTCATCAATTTCATTAGGCAAGTTTTCCCATGTGAAATAGTTTACAATAATATTATAGAAATAATTAAAGTAAAATTGGAAAAAAGCTTGTCTGTTTTTATCTACGGTTGTTTTTGAATGCTCAATCCTTCCCAGCGTTTTTTGGAAACGTTTATAACTCATATTTTAAACTCCTTATACTAAAATAGGCGGGGGCAAACCCCCCCCCTTCTTTGTCCCCCTCTGTATACCAGAAATGAATATTTTCAAAAAGTGAAAGGCTAGTCATGTAATGGTGATGATAGAAATAATTATAAGTCATATTTCTTGGGTTACGGATTGCTTCCATGTGAACAAGTTTATCTTTATTAATGATAGACTTAGCAGAAATTAGGAAGGCAACGGGTTTTCGGTTTGTGTTAGCACCAGCGCCCGTGAATTTTTCGAAATCGTCCACAACGATAGTACGGGCAAGAACGCTTGCTTTATCCATGTTGAAGGCATTAGCTAGAAGCATATCTAAGTGAGTTGAGAACTCTGCAGAAATAACTAGATATTGGTCTTCAATCGGTGTTACGTTTGGAACTCCCACGGGGTTAAAGAATTGCTTACGACTTGGGATAGTAAAGCGTTTTGATTGATTAATCAAGGATTGGTTAAAGTCCATAACAAAATCTGCTTTTGTGGTGTCAATCTTAGTACCTTCAACGGTAATCTGTTTAGCAGTTCCCGTCAAGTCAGTATAAGCAACCTCGCCAAGTGATTTTTCAAGAACTTCTTTAATTGCTTGGTATTCGTCCAACGTGTCAGATGAAAGCAAGCTTGTAAACATTTTGTCGATAAATTCATCGAATGCCATATCCGAAACAAAAGCTTTTTGAATCCATGCACGTTCAAAAGTACGTTCATAGTAATTTTCATTGTTTAGGGTATGATAAAAAATTTCGATATCAGTATCTGCAAATTTAAAAGGTGAAGTATCATCTTTTGAGTTGTATTTTTTCTTTTTAGCGGGGTGAACGTAAATTTCTTGAAGGGTGTCACCAAATTCAAAAGTTTCAGATTTGAAAATAGCAAGCGGGTTTTCATAAGAAAGCGCCTTAATAACGGTTGAACCAATACGATTTACCAAGGCTTTAAAAAACTCGTTTGCGTGTGCTTCGAATTGTTGCACGGGAACATTTGCGTGGTTAATACGCCCAGCAAGAACGGGGATATCTGCTTGGTAGTCAAGGCTTGCACGCTCACGAATTGAGTTTAGCAAGTCCATATTTGAAACGGGCTTGCCCATTTCACCAGAAAGGTAATTTGTAATTTTATTAGCCATGTGTTTTTACTCCTCTACAATGTTTTCTTCATTGATATTGAGTTCCACGCTTTCTGCTTCCGTATCATCTACAATAGCGGGATAGTTTGGAACTTCTTGCGCTGGTGTGTCTGCGGGCATTGTGTCCGCTGGTGTTACTTCCGCAACTGTTTGCGGTTCTGCTGGTTTCAACTGTTCCAAGACATTGTTAGGAAACCAATTAATGTGTTTTGAAAGATTATCCATTCTTTCAATCTCCTTTTCTAAAATAATTCGTTAATAGCCGAAGCCATTGAGATTTCTTCTTGGGCTTTCTTCATGATTTCATCTTGTTGCCCAATTTGACGGTACAAAGTGTTATTTGAAGCCCGCAACTGAACATTTTTCTGGTTTAGTTGCTCCACGTCTTCATTTAACTGTGCGATTGTTGAATCAACGCTTAAAACAAAGTCTTTAACACTTAAAAGGTCAGCGGTTAAGCTTTCGATTTCTTCATCGTTTCCAACTTTCTCGCTCATAGCGTTGAGAATATCCAAACATTCTTGCGAAGTCATAGCCAAACTCCTTTCCGTATTTATACAATAAAAGTATATCATACTTGTTAAGAATATACAAGTATGATATAATGAATATATAAGACATTTTCAAACTTTAATAGTAAGGGTTGGAAGGTAACACGCTAAGGCGTGCCAGCCCTTGCGGGTCATTTTTACCAACTGACTTTTAAAGATTTGAAAAAGTGTTTTATATCAAGGGTTTCATTTGAAGCCCTTTTTTATTTGCGCTTATTTAAACAAGCTTGCAAATGGGTTCACGGGTTGCACTTCTTCAAGCGTTTCTGGTGTGTCAAGCAAAAGAGCATTCAAACGATAGAAGTCGTTCCCTTTATCCTTACCTTCCACAAAGACAATAGCCACGCCAACGGGTTTATCTGTCTTATAGTTTGGTGTTTTCTTGGTCTTAACTTCACCCGTTTCTTCATCAACTTCTTCATGGTTTACACCAAAATGCAATTCTTCAAAATCTTCTTCCGAAGTGTAAGCCTTAACTGTTTCAGTCGCTTTTACAATGAAATAAGGTTTTGCATCGGGGTCTTTGTCTGCGTCTGGTGTGTATTGCGTAAGTCCAAAATCAACCAGCTTTTTAGCTTCTTTTTCATCTTTTGGTACAAGGTAAACCGTCTTAGTTGGTTTTTCTTGCTTGTATTTTCCGTCCGACTTGTTAGAAGTTGCGGTAATTGTAGCGGTTGTGATAACTGTATCAAAATTGTTGTGTTTTACTGTTTTAGCCATGTTTTTATTCCTCGTTTTTCTGTAATGATTTTAAAAAATTAGTTGTGTTTATGATACTAGAATTATTTTCTAAATCGTTGATTAAATTTTTAGATAATTCTAAAATATCATAAAGTTGATTGCTATCTAACTGATAGATTTGATTATCAGAAAGATAAAGTGTTAAGTTGTAAAAAGCGTTTAAGCTGATTTTATCAACTTCATCAATAATGAAACGATAAAGTTTTAAGATATAATCAAAATCTTCATAAGCGTAATTAAATTTTAAAAAAGATTTGATATAGAGTTCATTTTTTGGTAAGTTGCTAGAAGTTTTAAAATAATAACCAGATTTATTTTTGGTTTGTTGAGTCTTTAAAAGCTTTTTGATAAAACCTTGATAAACTTGTAAAACAAAATCATCAAATAAGATAATCGGTTTCTCGGATTTTGAAAGTAGTTTCATAAATCAACGTGCCCCCTTTTATTTGTTTGCTTGCCCTTTTACCTTCAAAAGTTGCACCAATAACAAAATTTTCAAAAGTAACTTTTTTCTTAATGTCCTCAGTCATACCAGCACCCTTTACATCAAGAAAGCTTGTCCCGTCTTCCTTGATAATTTCTTCAAGATAGAGTTTAGAGCGCAAATACTTTCCACGTTTAGCCCGTCCTTCATGTGCCCACTTCCCGAACTCGCTCGGGTCTATATCCAATTTTAAACTGTCAGAATGGAAAAGGTGTAAACTGTCCGTGTCTGCATATAGAAAATTTTCATAGTTTGCTTGAGCGTTTGAGATTATAAAGTGTCTAGCTATGGAAGTAGTAAACAAGGCAACGGGAACATATACAGGCGTTACTTCTTCATCTTCATCATTCTTAAAGCGCAAAATTTCTTCATCGTCCAGATAAGCAATTTTCTTAGTTGAAACGATTTTAGCGCCAAACTTTCCATAAAGTGAATTAAGCATAATTTTCGCCTTTTGCTTCTCTGCTGGTGTCTTAGCGTTTTCTTTTTTGAAACGATAAGTGCTTATGTAATCATCAA